GGACTGCTTAAAGTCATCCTCTATGCTAGAGATCGCTTTCTTTTTAGTTACAAATAATACTTTCTTTGCACCATATAAACTAGCAATGTGCAAGCTGGTGATCGTCTTACCAGTGCGCACTTGCATCGCCAAATAGACAAGCTTAAATTCTTTTAAGATGTCAATTGCTTGCTCGGCTATGTCTAATTGATAGTCTCTTAATTGCATATTAAATGATTCAAAAAGTCAAGTTATTGACTTACTTTTTTATAACGTATGTCAAGTTGTAGCTTTACTTTATGTAAAAGATAAGGCCGGCATTCCCTAATTACTATAATAAATTTTATTATTGATTTTTTTTGCCGGCCTTTTGCCTAATCATATTTAATTGGTCAAAGGCAATCCAATGTTATAATAAGCCGTCTTGTAGCGGCTCATCTTCTTTTTGATCAACGCGTCTATAACCCTCCCTCCAAAGGATGCGTGTAAGCATCACAGAATTTTTGACGATGGTAGCCTCGGAATTGCGAGGATATAGCAAATGCAATACCTCATGAATTAATATTTCTAGATGTTTTTTGCCTTTTAATCGCTCGTCAATTTCTATAACACCATCACTACTGGCTAGGCCGTGTGCTTGCTCTCTGCCAAGTTTGCGATATATGATTTTGATCTTAAGCATCTTTCTTTAATTCTATTTCATCAAGACGATCTATTTGATCACTAGGAGTAAAGATAATTTGACCGCCGCGTACCTTAGCAAGATAGCGTCTTATTTCTTGCTCAATGCCATGCACCTCTGCCAGCTTATTAGTAAGCCATGTCTCTTGCTCGGATAGTTTCATTTTATTAAATAACTTTGGTAGTCTCATATTCAAATTGTATTAATAGATCAATATAGTGCTTTGCCTTTTTTAAATCTTCAATGCCATTTTTGTTGCGATGTCTTATTACATACTTGATAATGTTGCCCTCAATAAAAGGTATATTGTTAGCATGGATAAATTCAGTTGGCTGGATCTTGCAATCCTTATAATGATTGCCGCCTACTTGTCCGTCTTTCGGTGAAATTTCCCACATGTCTTGCATTTATAAATTATTTTAATTGTGCCGCTTGCTAAAATTTGTCTGCTATGTTTATGCAAATCATCCGATCCACACTCTGGGCAAGTACCTTTATACTCGCCAAAGATAACACCAAAGTGTGTCTTGGCATCTATGTGATTATTTAAAAGCTTGTGTACTTTCTCAAGCAACACAACATCCATCTTGCAATATCTTACCATCTTAGCCAGTGCGACCTTATCATTTTTTAACGCTATGTCTTTCCACAAATCAAATTCAGTCTTAATCTTTTGTCCGATCCCTAGATACTGCGCAATGTAATTAAGTTTATTGCTATTGAATTTGAATTTGCTCCTAGCTACTTTTAAAGTATCAATCGTTGTGTATTTTGGGAACATGTCAATGCCGTGAAATAAACATCTAGTGCGCACCCATGCAAGATCAAACTTGTCACCATTGTGTCCAATGATCTCATCTGCCGTGTTAAGGACTTTGATAAAATCATTGAGCATCTTTTTATCATTCTGCTTGCTATCCCAAGTCAAAGCATGTGTCTCTTTCTCATCTTCCCACTTATAGCAAATGCAAATAATCGCACGCTCTTTGATTATATTTTGTGGGCCAATATTAAGTTTAAAGCCACTCTGCCAAAAGAAACCGATGTTTGCACTGGTCTCAATGTCAAAGTATAATCGTTTTCTTTTGGTAGTCATGGCGTAAAGTTAATTACTTTTTATGAGAAAGTTGATAACTAAATTCTTTCGGCTTGTCACCTTCATGCTCAGCGTGCCATAATTGCTGGACGGCTTGGAATAGTGACCACTGCTTTGAGGTGTCAAATTCGCTGACCATCTGCCAGCCTTTGCCTTGCACATCACCTTTCTTGCCGGCAGTCCTAGTCTTAGCATTTAGCCATAAAATAGCTACGCCGTCAATGTCTGGCATGTTAGATCCATGCAATACGCTTGCATCATACAACTGGCGATATGCAGCCAACTGCAACCAGTATGAATTGTAAATTCCGTTACTTGTCTTGATGTCTAGCACATAAGTCTTGCCATCAATAGTGCAGACGCGATCAATAGTGCCAGCAAAGCCTAGGCCACTGCTTATAAAGGTTTGCTCAATTAAATGATGCTCTGGCTTATGAGTTACGCTAAATTCAACATAGCGCTCAAACATTGACCATTCCTCAAGTGAGTATTTAGGCTTGCCATATTCGTCAAGCAAAGTACATTCAATGCCTTGATCATAGTCCTCAGTAAGTTGATGCACACTTGATCCGCGCTTACCGGCTGCGTCTCTTATTTCATCTGCCTTACTGCCTACCTCTTTCATCCACATGATCAGTTGTGCTGGCTTTGGGTATGCCTCAAGCAAAGTAGTTGCACTAGGGAAATAGTTGCCGTTCTCATCTGTGTAGAATCGGCCGTCTTTAAATGTTAGCTGGTTTGATGTTTGGTTTTTTATTAGCATATTATTTCTTTTATGGTGATCTCATCTGTTTTTTCTCTGCCGCCATTTGCAGCTATTTGCTGGGCCACCTCTTCGGCTTTCTCTAAGGTGTCAAAGCCTTGGATGAACTTGCCGTCAATACGAATAAAGTATCGCGTCTCATTGTGTAGTAAATTAGTTTCACTGGTAATTTTTATAACTGGCATAAAATATATTTATTGGTTTAAAAAAGTGCAGCTTTTTGTACGGAAGCTGCAAACCGCTAACCAATAATCACCAACTAAAAAGGTGTTTCATCCTCAGCGTCAAGCACTAGATTATTATCATTTGCATCTGCAAAAAGTTTAAATGCCATTTGCTCTAGGAATTGCATCATGTCGGAATCGTCCCACTGCTCTTTGCCTTTAACTTTAATCTTCACCATTTGAGGCAATCCGTTTGGATCCTCTCTAGTGTAAGCTGGTGCAATTTTCTCGCCATCTTGATACAAAGTTACACCAGTGATGATCTTTGTAGCGTCAAGCTTGTCCTTCATTGCCCAAGGCATAAAGCGTACATCTTTAGATGTATCTAGATTTGGCAATGCTTTTAAAAAGCTTGATGCATAGCGACTGGAATAAGGCAAGCTAACTACATAGCTAGCATCGCCATCCTTAAAATGCAACTGCCACTGCGTGCCATAGTCATTGGTGCGCGTGGTGATGTTCTCTAGCTTTGCAGTTAGATCCTTGAATCTCTCTTCAAACACTAGCTTGCCGGTTTTTGTTAAGCGCTCCGTTGTGCGCTCGTTTGCTTGTTTGTGTTGGCGTACTAAGTTGCCGTCCGCAACACTGAGGTAAGTTGTGTTAACACCTCCTAATTGTGATAATGCCATAATTAAATATCGTTTGTTTTATAACGATAGGACAAAGCTAAGTATTTTGTTTTAAATAAAAAACTTTTTTTTTAAATTTATTTTAACTATGTTTGCAACAAATCAAAAACAAAACAAATGAAAAAAGAAACAAGAGGCCGTAAGCCACTACCCGAAAGAGAAAAAAAGAAACCATTATACATAATGGTGCAATCAAAATTTATTAAAGAAGTTAAACCCAAACTAAAAGAAATTGAGAGAGAGTATTCTGCAAAGTAAAGTTATCCGACATTTTGAATTGCTTGGCTGGTATGTTGTAAAGATCATCCAGTGCAATAAGAATGGCATGCCGGATCTTATGCTTTTAAAAGATGGCAAGACATTCTTTATAGAATGCAAGGCCGAGAAAGGCAGACTGAGTGAGTTGCAAAAGTATCGCCATGAGCAATTACAAGAATTAGGATTTGAAGTTAGAACAATTTATAAAATGCAAGAAATTAACCAATGATTAAAGCAGCCAACTATTACACAAAGCAAGGATTCTCTGTTATACCAATCGGGGAAAATAAGCGTGCCGTTTTTCCTTGGACGGAGTTTCAGTCGCGCATCATGGATGATGCAACAATACAACACCAGTTCACAAATGATCGTTGCAAAAATATTGCGATCATAGGCGGTGCCGTATCTGGCGGACTTGAGATTATAGATGTTGATCTTAAGTATGATGTGAGCGGCAACCTTTGGCAAAGACTACAAGATGCACTGGCCGATCTTATGCCGCTACTTTATGTGGTGCGCACAAAGTCCGGCGGTTATCATTTGTACTACCGATGCGAAGAGGTACAAGGCAATCAAAAGCTTGCCATGCGTAACGCAACAAAAGATGAACTAAAAGAAACGCCACACGCAAAAGAGATCGTATTAATTGAGACGCGCGGTGAGGGTGGCTATGTATTAGCGCCGCCATCCGAAGGCTACACAAAAGAGAAAGACTTTGTGATCAATGTCATCACACTTGAACAAAGAGATAGTATCCTCTCAATTTGCAGATCATTCAATGAAGTGGTCAAAGAGGTGCGCACGCAAGTTGTGGCAGACTCGGACACTTACCAGACTACGCCGTGGGATGACTACAATAGCAAATGCGATGTGGTGGCACTACTTGAGGCGCATGGCTGGACTTACATAGAATCGCGTGGTGAGCGTGACTTTCTTAAAAGGCCCGGCAAGACTGACTCGCACATCTCGGCCGACTATCACAAAGGTCTTGGATTATTTAAAGTATTTAGCACAAGCACAGAGTTTGACACTGGCAAAGGTTATAAGCCATTTGCGATCTATGCAACGCTTGAGCATAATGGTAACTTTAGCGAAGCTGCCAAGCAACTGGTGAAGGATGGCTATGGTGAGCAACGCAATAGGATCGGAGGCAACATCAAGAAAGACTTTGTTAACAAAAAAGATGAAGGCATTGACAATGAGAACATTGCTGCCTACTTATCACAAAAGCATAAGCTTGACATCAAGCAAGCTAAGAAGCTAGTGCAAGACATGGACTCGGATAATGACACGCAACTGCTTACATTCTGGTCTGTTACAAAAGGCCAGATCACAATTGATCGTTATAAGCTGATTAGTCTATTATCTACCGAAGGTGGATTTTATCTTTACTACTATGATAAAAAGCTAAACTATCAACTGGTGCGCGTAGTAGATAACTTTGTAAGTGAGACAAACATTGAGCAGATCAAAAAGTATTTGATCAACTACATTGACGCTATCCCTTATGATAACTTTGACGGCATCAATAAGATGCGACTGCGTGAAGTGATCTACAAAGGCGCAGATGCTTATTTTAATAAAGCACTCTTTGAGTTTATGCCTAACATAGAATTAAAGTTTCTTAAGCATACCAAAGACTCTGCATATTATCCATTCCTTAATGGCGTAGTGCATGTCACTAAAGATAAAAAGGAATTGCTAAAGTATGGCGCGATCAATATGCATGTGTGGCGCGATCAAGTGATCCAGTACAAGATTGACATTGATCATGACATTGACTATGAGAATGTGCAGTACACTAAATTCATTAACAAGATCAGCAATTCGGACAAAGAGCGCGAAGCTTATGCAATCAGTTTGATCGGTTATCTTTTGCACACTTACAAAGATCCTACCAAATCTTTTGCAGTGATCCTAGCAGAAGAGACAGAAGATGAGGCACAAGGTGGTGGCGCCGGCAAAGGTTTATTTTTTAAAGCTATTGGCAAGCTGATCAATCTTGTCTCTATTGATGGTAAGAACTTTAAGCTTGATAAATCTTTTGCATTCCAAAGAGTTGAGTTAAGCACGCAGTTGATAGTGATTGAGGATTGCCGTAAGAATGTGGACTTTGAAGGTTTTTATAGCAAGATCACAGAAGGTGTGACCATAGAGAAAAAAAACAAAGATGAGGTTTATATATCCTACGAGGACTCGCCTAAGTTTGGATTTACTACCAACTACACCATCAATTACTCTGGTGGTCACGGCAAGCGCAGAGTCAAGGTGATTGAGTTTAGTAGTTTCTTTAACCATAAGAATACACCGCTTGATTTCTTTGGTGGCAAAGCTTTGTTTAATGACTGGGATCATGATGAGTGGAATCGCTTTTACAATTACATGATTGAGTGCGTCCAGATATATCTTGAGGCCGGCATACCAGCACTGGACAATAGTGACACCATCATCCGTAAGAATGTCAAGCTTAACTTTGGCGAGGATTTCTTAGATTACTATGATAGCTTAGAAGGTGACAAATGGATGGAGTTTGGGATTGAATACACATCATTTTTAAATACGAACGATCTTGACAAGAAAGACTACACCCAATTAAGATTTAAAAAAGGCATACAAGTTGCCAGTGATCTATTTGGATATTCTATTGAAACAAGACGAAACCGACAAAATAATAATAAACATGAGTTTAAAATCTTATTTAAGTCCGACTCAAGCATTTGAGAAATGGCTAAAGCTTAACCCTATGGGCGGCATTTTTGAGTGGGATGGTCAAAAAGTAAAGGTGCAAAAGCGTCAAAATTGTGCAAAAACGAGCAAAAATGTGCATGTTGCACAATTTTCGCACAATTTTGAAACTACTTAAATCATTGATTTATAATTAAATACAACATTTGTACTCGGTGTACTCTATTTTTTTGATTTTCTAGGGGGGGGGTAAAAATAAAAAATAATAGTATAGGAATAAAAAAACACGCAAAAACCGAGTACATTGAGTACATTTGTGTAAATAATGAAAGATTGCTATAAACATATTGAAAGCATCTACCGCTCACCACAGATCAATCAACTGATCAAAAGTGTGCGTCCAGAGTCATTGCAAGACGATTTAAGGCAAGAAATGGCTTTAGCCTTGCTTGGCATTGATTGTGAGAAAATAAACGAAATTTGGGCCTCTAATGGCCTTTTAGGATTTTCTATTAAGATTATCACTAATATGGCCTTTAGCAGCACAAGTCAGTTTTATAAGAAGTTTAGGAAAAATGAATATGAGAAAGCGATTATGTACTTAAAAAGCCAGCTAAAGTTACCAGAATTAAATCCTACCTTTGCTAAGATAGCAAATCAAAGATTGATTGACAAGTATGGTGAAGATGAGATGCAAGCACACGAGGCAATACTATTCAATAAATATGTTGAATTTAGATCATGTAAAAAGGTAGCTGAGTTTTATAACATACCAGAAAAACATGTCAAAGATATTATCCGTAAAACAAAACTTGAGTTAAGGCATTTATGTCTTAACACTAATATTTAAGATTATGAAAACTGCAATGCAAGAATTATTAGATGAATTAAAAGAATATCAACTAGAATTTAATATACCTATTGAAGTAATAGATATGTGCGAAAGTCAATTAAATGTAGAAAAAGAGCAGATAATTCAAGCTATAAATAATTGGTGCAGTGATGATAATATATTGACACCTGAACAATACTACAACCAAGCCTATAACCAAAACAAATAACATGCTTACAATCATTCTAGCGGCTTTCTTTTTTGCGTATTATTTCGTGAACGTGGCCAAAATAGTTTATGTTATAAAAAAGGTATGGCAAATCCCTTTTGAAAAAAGGATCAAGCCTTTTGACTGCGTGACATGCTTAAGCGTTTGGACGGCAGTGCTTTTATATTTCATGCCGATTGAATATTCACAATTTATTTGTATTATCTTTGGTGCTGGATTCATTGGACAAAAAATCAAATAATATATGGCAAACTTTAAACTAATAGTAAAAGCCGGAGTATATGAAACAGATACTTTTTGGCAATTAATTATTGAAGTATTAAAGCACAGATTTTGGCATTTAAGAATGCACGGAAAATGGATGGACTAAAATAAAATAATTATGCAACCAGTACTCTTGCCGATCCTTTGTCACAATAGTGACACAATCTTATTTAGTGAATTAGGTGTTGAATATAAATTCAGCGATCTAGAAGAGGTTGAGTTTTTATTTTTTAACATTGACTATGCATGTGGCAATTTTAAGCAAGGCAAAGAGTACACAGAGATTGTGTGTGATGGCGATGCTTATGTTGTGAATTTAACTTTTGATCAATTTAAACAATTATTCATATCATGGCAAAAGTAAGCAATGACTCACGCAAGGTCACATTTGGCAAACGCAAAATAGGATCAGCAAAAAAAAGCTACAACAAGCACTCACCAAAACCAAAGAAATATCGTGGACAAGGACGCTAAGATCATACAAGTGCTTGGCATCACACAAAAGCTAAGCGGTTGTGGATGGCATAGAGTCATGCTGCCTTTAGCATTTATGCCAGACTCTTACAATCATGTGTGCAATGTACCTACAAAAGAGATCCTTGAAGAGAGGCAATTTGATATTTTGTTATACAACAGATTCAGTCAATTTGATACAGATTGGGATGAAACAAAGCAGCACTTTAAAGTAGTGATGGATCTGGATGATGACTGGGAATTGCCATACAATCATCCGTTGTATTATGGCTATGAGGCGCACAAAAAGCGGATCATTAACAACATTTTTAATGCTGATCTTGTGACTTGCACAAATGAAAGGATCGCTGACAAAGTGAGCAAGTACAACAAGAAAGTATTAATACTGCCTAACTGCATACCTTATGGTGAGCATCAATACAATGGTGACAAATACGAAAGCGACAAGACTCGTATCTTTTGGGCCGGCGGATCTACACACCTAGAGGACATTAAGTTGCTTGCAAATCCTTTTAAAAGACTGACTGCATTAAAAGACATTGAGATGGTGCTTGGCGGATATACTGACACAGATCCAGTGAGCAAATCATACTGGGATAAGATACACTCAATGTTTACGAATGGCGGCAAGTTAGCTAATAGAAAACTTATAAGCGAACTGCCAAGCAATTACATGGAGCATTTTAAACATGCAGACATTATGGTTGTGCCTTTGCAAGAGTCACCATGGCATGCGAGCAAAAGCAATTTAAAGCTACTTGAGGCAGCAGCTAAAAGAGTGGCAGTGATAGTGAGCGATGTTGAGCCATACAACCTAGACAAAGATGCACCAGTGCTATGGGTAAAAAATCAAGCAGACTGGTTTAAGCATTTATCATACTTAGTAAACAAC